AGGATTTGTTTCCCCCAAAACTGACCCAAAAGGCTCAAATAAGCCCCTGAACGCGTCTATAAGCCACGAACATGACTAAGACGACATCAAATGACCTTGAAACGGCTGGCGTCACGGCAGGCGACAAGCCCGTTTTAACGGGTGTTTCCACCCCTAGAATTCACACGCCGCTGAACGATTTACCTTCGCGCGGTGGAGAATTGATCGACTTAGCCAGCAGTTTGAAAATCGATCTTATGGACTGGCAAAAATTTGCGCTTATAAATACCCACAAAATCAAGCCTGACGGGCGGTGGGCTTCACCGATCAATTGCATTGTGGTCGCACGCCAAAACGGCAAGTCGTTTTTACAGCAAATTAGGATTTTGGGCGGTTTGTTTCTTTGGGACGAACAATTGCAGATCGGGTCGGCTCACCGCTTGTCCACGTCACTGGAACAATTCAGGGCAATGGTTCAAATAATTGATGGAAACGACGACCTGAGAAAACAGGTCAAGAAAATCCGCTGGCAACATGGCGGCGAGGAAATCGAAACCATTTCGGGTAATCGGTTCATTGTGCGTGCAGGCGGTTCAGCTGCTCGCGGCGTTTCTAGACCGTCCACCATTCATCTTGATGAATTACGCGAAATGACCGACATTGAAAGTTTTGCGTCTTTGCGTTATACCCTTATGGCTGCGAGCAATCCTTTGGTCATGGCGTACACAAATGCGGGTGACCATTCAAGTGTCGTGCTGAACGATTTTAGAAACCGCGCGTTGGCTCGTATCGCTGGAGCAGATGACGAAATTGGTTACTTTGAATGGTCAGCACCCACCGACGAAATCAGTGTGGAAAACGCACGTTATTCAAATCCAGCAATGGGAATCACAATCCACCCTGACAACATCAAAAGCGTTTTGAATGATCCCGCCGACGTGGTCATGACTGAAGTCTTGTGCCGCTGGGTCGTGGCGATTTCGTCAGCCGTGGACGCAACCAGTTGGGGCAATTGTGTGGACAAAACTCAAGACCTTGACCCTGAGAAGATAACCTGGCTTGCAATAGACCTGTCACCTGACAGAAAACACGCAAGTTTGGTTGCCGCTCAAAAATTGGGCGAGGAAACTTTTGTGGTCAAATTGCTGCACACCTGGTCAAACGAATTGCAGTTGGACGACAAAGCAATTGCCAACGACTTGGCAGATTATGCCCGAAAATACTCAACCGAATTCGTTTTGTACTCCAGGAAAACCAGCGCAGCCGTCGCCGCACGCCTTGCACCAGCAGGCATTGCCGTTTTCGACATGGACGGGTTCTATCCGCAGGCATGCGACGAAATGTTGAGTGCAATCAATTCAGGGCGATTGAAACACCGCGGACAATCCCAATTGACTGAAGAAATGTTATCGGCGGTGCAATTGCGCCGTGGTGACGGCGGTTGGGTTATCGGGCGGCGAGCAAGTCAGGCAGTCGTTTGTGGTGCGGTGGCAACTGCATTGGTCACACATTTTGCGACACGCCCAGACAATGATCTTGACATCATGGTGGGTTGATCGTATAACCCTGACACAATTTGGGCATGGGATTTCGTGATCTATTTACGCCGAAAGTTGAGGCTGCCGTTCCAGCCGAAACTTTAAACGTCGACGCAGCTGCAATTGCGCCTTATTACACCGAAGTTGGAAATTTATTCTTATTCGGTGGAATCGTTACGGCTTCACGCGCCGAGGCAATGAGTGTTCCAACCGTTGCGCGTGCGCTTGGAATTATTCAAACAATTGCGTCATTGCCAATGCACACACGAAACGAGGCAACAGGCGAAAAGGTAACGCAACCGCGTGTTATCAATCAACCTGACCCACGAATTCCGGGGTCAACATTTTGGGCTTGGATTATTTCGGATTTGTTTTTCTTTCCTTCAGCGTATGCGTACGTTATGGACAGATACGCAGACACAGGAAAAATCCGCGCAATGGAACGCATTGCACCTGAACGCGTAACAATTACGACAAACGGCATGGGTTATGAAATTGCAACGTATTCAATTGACGGTGCGTTTGTTGACCCAGCCAACCTTGTTGTCTTTCAAGGTTTCCAAGAAGGTTTGCTAAGTCGCGCAGGTCGTACGATTCGCGCAGCCGCAGCGTTGGAACGCGCTGCAATGAATTTTGCAGTCGAGCCAATTCCACAAATGGTTTTGAAATCAAACGGAACATCATTGCCAGCCGATCGCGTTTCAAAGTTATTGACCGCTTGGAAATCTGCGAGAGCGTCGCGTTCAACGGCATTTTTAAATGCGGACGTCACGTTGGAAACGCTTGGGTATGACCCAAAGAATTTACAATTGAACGAAGCGCGCAATTATGTTGCACTTGAATTATCGCGCGCCGCTGGACTTCCAGCGTATTTTACAGACGCGCAACAATCGACATTTACTTATTCAAACGCGTTAGACAAGCGTCGCGACCTTGTAGATTTTGCTTTCAGAAATTACATGTCAATAATTGAGGAACGCCTTTCGTTTGCTGATTTCACACCAGCAGGAAACAAAGTGCGTTTTGACCTTGATGACTTCTTGCGTGGCAATCCTTACGAGCGCGCGCAAGTTTATGAAATCTTAAATCGAATCGGCGCAATGTCGATCGACGAAATACGCGAGGAAGAAGATCTACTGCTATGAAAAAAGTAATCACACCAATGACAATAACCGCAGCTGATTCAAACAGTCGCACAATCACCGGTCGCATTGTTACATTCGAGGAAACTGGCAACGCTTCAATTGGCAAGGTTCAATTTGCAGCGGGTTCAATTGAACCAACGGCGGTTCTGCTTAATCTTGAACATGATCGCACACGTCGCATTGGCAAAACACTTTCAATCGAATCAAGTGCCGAAGGTATCGACGCAACATTCAAAATTGCAAACACCACTGCGGGAACTGACGCATTGGTTGAAGCGCAAGAGGGTTTGCGCGACGGATTTAGCGTAGAAGTTTCATTTGACGAATACGAGACACTTAAAGACGGAACAGTCAGAATTCTTGCGGGTGAATTGACTGGTGTTGCATTAACTAGCGAACCCGCAATCAGATCAGCACGCGTCGAATCAGTCGCCGCAACAACCGCTGACGAAAACGAAGTTTCAGATTCGACAATCGAACCTGAAGTCACACCAACAACAGAAGGAGACGAAGTGGACAACACCGTCACAAACGCGGAAACCGTCGAGACGGTAGAAGCCGCACAGTCAGTGACCGCACAATCAAACGCCGTGGGTGGTTGGAAAGCAACACCACGCATTGAAATCACTGCTGCAAAGTACCTAGAAAACAAGGTTCTTGCTGCAACAGGTGATGAAGCAGCACGTCAGTACGTTTTAGCTGCTGACAACACAACAGACAACGCTGGACTTGTTCCAACACGTCAGTTGTCAGAAGTAATCAACGGACTATCAACAACAATCCGCCCAAGCATTGACGCGATCTCTCGCGGTGCATTGCCTGACGCGGGTATGACTTTCGAAATTCCAAAAATTACCCAAGCCCCAACGGTTGGCGTTGTTGCTGAAGATGCAGCATTCACTGAGCAAGATCAAAATTCTGCGTTTTTGAGCGTGGACGTCAAGAAGTTTGCGGGACAGCAAAAATTCAGTGTCGAGCTTCTTACCAGAACGTCACCATTGTTCTACGACGAACTATTGCGCAACATGGTCGCTGCAATGGCTAAGGCGCAGAACTCATACGTCAATGGCATTTTAATTTCAAACGCATCACTTGACGCAACAACAGTGGCAACATACCCAACAGCTGCTGAATTACTTGGAATTGTTGGTCGCGGTGCAGCAAGCGTTTATGGCGCAACTGCTGGACTTGCAAATCCATTTGCACGCAACATGATTGCTTCAACTGGTCAGTGGTCAAATTTAATGACTTTAAATGACGCTGGACGTCCAATTTATTCACAGGTTTCAAATCCTATGAATCAACCTGGTGTTTCAGTGCCAACAAGTTTGACAGGAAACGTTGCGGGCTTGAACCTGTACGTTGACCCAACAAACGGTGGCGACGGCGACGGCACATTGCTAATCGTTAACCCTGACGCTTACACATGGTACGAGGGAACTTCATACCAGTTGCGCGCAGAATCAACCGCTGACGGTTCAATCACAGTGGGTGTTTATTCATTCGGTGCAGTTGCGACAAAGATCGCAGCGGGCGCGTTTAAGAATAACAAGGCGTAACAAAAACAAACTAATCATGCGCTACGGTCACTCCCGAACGTAGCGCAGCAGTCGAGAGGAACGGAAATGCCAAGTATTGTGTCAACGCAACAATTGCGTAGTGTGCTTGGCGTTTCCGTTTCACTTTATCCAGACAGTTATTTAGACGAAATTATCAACACCGCAGAAGCGGTCATTTTGCCAATGCTGGTTGCAAACACTTCAGCAATTAACGCTTACAAACTAGAATCTAACGTCGCGACGTATTACACGCAACGCGCACATCATTTTGTTGCTGGTCAATCAGTGGTCGTTGCTGGATTACCAGCACCCCTTTCAGCAACCGTCACAGTCGTTGACGTTAAAGAATTTCATTTTACCGCAGCAATTACCAGCGCGAACGTTACATTGCGCGAAATGATCCCAGCGGGAACGGCAACACTTTCAGGCTATTCAGCAGCTGAAATTTATGCCAACAGTGCGCCAATCGAATCAGCCGTGCTTGCAGTAAGCGTTGAAGTTTTCCAATCACGCGTTGCAGCAGGTGGCGAGATTCAAGGCGTTGATTTTGCTTCAACGCCGTACCGAATGGGACGCAGTTTGACCAATCGCGTTTCAACCTTGCTTATGCCATTTTTAGACGTTGAAACCGTGGTGCAATAGTGCCCGCCAATTCCGTCGCCGAAGCCCGTGCAGACTTAGCAAACGCGTTTGCAGGACTAGCAGCCAACATTTATCCAAGCGTCCCAGAATCGCCAATTCCGCCCGCCATTGTCGTCGTGCCCGATACGCCTTACATGGAGGTTGTTTTGTTGGGCAAGTCGCAAACAAAAGTCAAAATCAATTTTGCAATCAGTGCCATTGTTGCTTCAAATAGCAATGCCGCGTCACTGGACAATCTAGAAAAACTAATCATAGGAATTCTCGCGGCAATGCCCGCGGGATACGTTGTCGGGGTCGTTGAGAAACCGACGGTGCTTGAAGTAGGTCAATCGCCAATGCTCGTCGCAGACATTAACGTTTCAACTTATTACACACAAACAACATAAGGAGTAAAAATGCCAACAACAGTAATTACTGGGCGCGACGTCACCTTTACTATTGGTGGCAATAACTACGACGCCCAAGCAACGAGCGCGGTTCTATCTAATAGCCCAACAATCGAGACTTACCAAACTTTAGACGGAAAAGTTTACCGTCACATTGATGACCAATTTACGTTCGACGTCGAAATGCTTGCAGACTGGGGCGCAACTGGTTCACTTTGTGAAGGTCTTTGGAATGCAACAGAATCAGCACCAAACACAGGAATCTCAACAGTGTTGACCGCAGCAAGCGGCGCGACATTTACTTTCCAGATTCTGCCAGCGTTCCCAAGTGCAGGCGGTACTGCACCAGACGCGCAGACAGTGTCACTATCGTTCACCGTTATCGGCACACCAGCCGAAGCGTTCTAATTCAAACAATCGGGAGACAAAATGAAACTACCAATCACAATTGAATACAATGACGGGTCGCAGGCTACTTTTACAGCTGCCCCACCTGAGTGGGTAAAATGGGAAAAGCAAACGGGCAACACAATTGCCCAGGCGCAGGAAAAAATCGGAATTTCCGATTTAGTTTTTCTGGCTTATCACGCCATGAAACGTGAAGCCGCTGGGAAACCAGTCAAGCCAATCGACGCGTGGACGGAGACAATTGCTGAAGTGATCGTCGGTGAAGCAAACCCAAAAGTTACCCAGTCGGAAGCCTAAGCAGAATCGTTTGGGAGATAGCCTTAGCAACGGGGCTATCGCCTAACGAATTTGAATCAGCCGAGGACATTCTTACAATAATCGAGATTTTGGAAAGGCGCGCGAATGGCTAAGGAAGCAATTTCCTACGACAAAGCGGAATTGCGCGCCATTCTAAGATCATTTAAAGCAATGGACGACGAAGCAACTGACCAGGCAAAAAAGGTTACGTCACAATTGGCTGATTATGTTCGGGGCAAAATTATTGATGCTGCTGGTCGAACAAACAACCGATTAGACGACCGCGTTGCAGCGGGTGCAAAAGTTTCAAAGTCATCAAAAATTGGCGAAATCAGTTTTGGTTTTGCTGCACAAAAGTTAAGCGGCGGCGGTACGACGCAACAACTTTGGGGTGGTGCTGAATTCGGTTCTAATACTAAGAAACAATTTCCAGTTTGGTCTGGTCGTGAAGGTCGCGGTTCACGCGGCTGGTTTATTTATCCAACTTTGAGAAGTGCGCAACCTGAAATTGTTAAACAATGGGAGCAAGCATTTTCCACGATAGTTAGGAAGTACACCTGATGGCTGGTAGTCGCACCCTTAAACTTTCAATTCTTGGAGATGTTGACGGACTTAATAAATCGCTGAAAACCGCCACGGGCGACGTTGACACTTTTGGCGACAAGGTTGGCAAGGCAGGCGTTGCAATTGGCAAGGCGTTCGCGGCAGCTGCTGCCGCTGCTGGTGCTGCTGCAATTGCAATTGGTATTGAAGGTGTCAAGGCTGCAATTGCTGACGAAAAGGCACAAACACAATTGGCACTTGCATTAGAAAATGCAACGGGTGCAACCCAGGGACAAATCGCAGCAACTGAACAATCAATTCTTCAAATGTCATTGGCGACTGGTGTTGCTGATGATGAACTGCGCCCGGCACTTGGTCGCCTGGTTAGATCGACTGGTGACATTACAAAGGCGCAAGATTTACTTTCAACCGCGTTAGACATTAGCGCAGCAACGGGCAAGCCAGTCGAAGCAATTGCCAATTCACTTGCGAAGGCTTACGACGGCAACACTGCCGCCCTCGGTAAATTGGGCGTTGGCTTATCGACGGCTGAACTTAAAACAATGTCATTCGAGCAGGTTCAAGGTCGCCTGACAGAATTGTTTGGTGGCGCAGCCGCTGCAAACGCTGACACATACGCAGGAAAAATTGCACGCGTTCAAGTGGCATTTGATGAAGCCAAAGAAACCGTGGGCACTGCATTGCTGCCCATTCTTGACAAACTTTTGCAGTTTATTAACAAAAGTGCGTTGCCAGCAATTAACGCATTATCAGGGGCGTTCAGCCTGACCGAAGGCGACGGGTTTGGCAAGGTAATCACTGACGTTGCAAACACAATTAAAAAAGTTGTCCAACCAATTTTTGAAGGCGCAAAATCCGTATTTGATAGCGTAAAAAATGCGATCATGAATAGCAAAGACGAATTTGCTGCATTCTGGGACGTGGTGAAATTTATTGCACCGCTTATCGGTAAAGTCATTGGACAACAATTGCGCGCAATCGGTGACATTGCTGAAATCGTTATAACGGTTATTGCTAAGGTTTTGGGTGCGATCAAACCATTGCTTAACACTGCCATTGACGGAATCAATAAAGTCATTACAGGTTTGAATCTGATTAAGCCAGGTTCCGACATTCCTTATTTACCAAAAATCGGTGCGGCTTCAACTTCAACGGGTGCACTTGGTAATTTTTCAATGTCAACTGGTGGTGTTATGACGACCACGGGCGTGACCACTGGTGGTGGCGCGGGTGGTGGTGGAACTACTGGTTTGACTGGCGGCGGCGGTGGCGGCGGTGGTGGTGGTGGTGGTGGATCGACTAGCGCGGTTGCAGTAGTTGCAAGAAAAGCAGCTGAAGCGGTCACAAACATTGCGGGCGCATTTGATAACTTCACCAGCGGCACGACTAGCCTTGCAGGCATTGAAGCGGCTTCAACACGCGGTTTTCCATTCGGAACGTCAGGGGTTAACACGAACACACTTGCGGGCATTTTGGCGGCTTCAGCGCAACCAAGTGTTGTTGTCAATTTTAACGGTGTAACAACTGACCCTGAAGGCACTGCGCGCGTTTTGGTGGACACACTCAACAATTCATTCTATCGCGGCACGGGCGGCGCAAATAGCCTTCAATTCGCATGACGCAGTGGAATCCCGTTTGGCTGGTTGAAATCGACGGTGTTGCATACACCGACGCGGTTTTGGCTAACCTGGTTATTCGCAGCGGTCGAACAAACATTTATGAGCAGGCGCAGGCGGGTTATGTCAATCTTCAATTGTTAGACGTAAATCAGACGGCAATTCCCGTTTCAATCAATTCAACAATCGGCGTTTCAATCAAAGACACGTCGGGGGCGTTTGTTGCAATTTTCGGCGGCAACGTTGTTGACATTGGACTTGAAGTGCGCGACGTGGGTTCAAGCGCTTTCACGCAGACTTATAACATCACGGCATTGGGCGCATTGGCGCGTTTGCCAAAAGCATTGACGAACGGCGTGTTATCGAAAGAATTTGACGGCGATCAAATTTACGACATTCTTAGCCAAGTTTTGTTTGGCAGTTGGGCACAAGTTCCAGGGGCTTTAACTTGGGCAACTTATGATCCAACGATTACATGGGCAAACGCAGAAAACAATGGTTTGGGTGAAATTGATCGTCCAGGCAATTATGAATTGGCGGCACGTTCGTCCGAGCGAATCGACGTCTATTCGCTGGTTGCAGCATTGGCGACGTCAGGACTTGGCTACATTTACGAGGACGCGCAAGGGCGCATTGGTTATGCCGATTCAACGCACCGCACGAATTACCTGGCTGCAAACGGTTACGTCGATCTTGACGCCAATCACGCCCGCGCCGCAGGACTTCGAATCCAAACCCGTGTGGGTGACGTTCGAAATTCTTTGACGATCAAATACGACGCAACCAGCAGCAGCGAACGGTCTGCCAGCGACGCAGATTCAATTGCGCTTTACGGAACGCTTGCACAAATCATTGAAACAACCTTGCACAATTCAGCTGACGCAACTGCCCAAGCCAATTTTTATTTATCGCTACGCGCCCAACCGCAGCCCATTTTTAGTCAAATTCGCTTTGACCTGACAAATCCAGAATTGGACGACGCAGACCGCGACAACTTATTGAACATTTTTATGGGCGAAGCCATTGCGCTTAACAACCTACCGTTGAACATGTCGTCGGGTACGTTCCAGGGTTTTGTCGAAGGCTGGTCGTTCCAGGCGTCTTACAATCAACTTTCGGTCACTTTGTTGCTTAGCCCGCTTGCCTACTCATTGCAGGCAATGCGTTGGAATGACGTGCCAGTGACTGAAACATGGTCAAGCGTGTCGCCGACACTTAACTGGGAAAATGCGACAATTGTCGCCTAACGAAAGGAAATGAAGTGACGAACCCGACTAGTAACTATTCGTTCCAAATGCCGACTTCGACGGACTTGGTCACGGACTTGCCAGCAGATTTTGAAGTTTTTGGACAGGCAGTTGACACACGGCTAAAGGCATTGCAACCAGGCACGACGCTTGGTGATCTTGCTTATTCATCAGCAACGGCAAACACAAACACACGTTTGGCAGTTGGCACAACTGGACAAGTTTTAACAGTAAGCGGCGGCGTTCCAGCATGGGTCACACCTGCAGGCGGCGGCGGCAAGATTTTGCAGGTCGTTCAAGGCACAACAACAACTGAAACAACAATTGCTTCGACAACAATGACTGACACAACAATCACGGCAACAATCACGCCAACGGTTAACACTTCAAAAATTCTAATTCTAATTTCTTACGCTGTCGGAATGTATAACGGTTCGGAGAATAGTCGTTCTTATGGTGGACGAATTATGCGTGGTGCGACAGAAATCTTCGATCGTCAAACACCTGGTATCGGTTACGTCGATGACGTTCTCGGCAGTGGTAGCCACAGCGGTCACGGTGTCGGAATCTCGGGCGCGATTGTTTATCTAGACAGCCCAGCGACAACTTCAGCGACGACATACAAGTTACAAGGAAAATGTAGCGCATTGGGTGGCGGTGGCGTGGGTCTCACGTTTCAGGGTAACGGTGCAGTCGGATCTATTATTCTTATGGAAGTTGGTGCATGATGAGTTATCTTATTCGGGCAATTGCTAATTTAAAGCCAAACAGTGAATTTTCATTTACAGACAATGATTATTCAACAATCGAATGGCAGAAAATTACAGGTACGCCGCCAACGCAATCTCAAATTGACGCGGAAATTGCAAAACTTATGGCGGCTGATGAACAAGCAAAAATTGACCGCGAAACTGCGGCTGCTTCCGCAATTGCAAAATTGGAAGCATTGGGTCTGACACCTGAAGAAATCAAGGCATTGCGTTGAGTTACCCTGACGGCACGAATGCACGGTTGATCGAAGTCGCAGCAGCTGAAGTCGGCACAATTGAAGAAGGCGACAACCTGACAAAATACGGCAAATTTACAAAGGCTGACGGTTTGCCCTGGTGCGGTTCATTTGTCAATTGGTGTGCAGCGCAAGCGGGTGTCAAAATTCATTCAGTCGTGGGCACGGCGCAAGGCGCACATAAATTCAAAGAGATTCAGCGCTGGTCAAACATGCCGCAACTGGGTTATTTGGCTTTCATGGACTTTCCGCATGACGGCGTTGACCGCATTTCACACATTGGAATTGTTGTCGGCTTGATTGATTCAAAAACGTGCATGACAATTGAAGGCAACACCAGCGGAACAGGCGACCAACGCAATGGCGGCATGGTTATGGTAAAGGTTCGCTCATACGGCGCGGGTAAAGAAATCGTCGGTTTTGGAATTCCAAAGTTCGTTCCTTATAAGGGCGAATTTCCAAAGATCGAAATACCAACGACGGCTGCAAAGCCAAAGAAGGAGACAAAAAAATGGTCGAAGCCAAAGCCTTGATCGCGTCATGGGCGCGTTCATTCATGGCAGCAGCACTTGCCCTATACATGGCGGGCGTTACTGACCCAAAGACCCTAGCAATGGCAGGGGTTGCAGCGGTTGCACCAGTGATTTTGCGCTGGTTAAACCCAAACGACAAAGCCTTCGGTTCTACGGGGAAGTGAACCGCAGATTCGCAGCGGCTGGGTTGGTTTGGGCACTTGCACTAACCCAGTCCGCTTGCGGGTATCAGGGGTGGATTCGTTATGAATGCCAAGAATTTGAAAACTGGTCAAAACCAGAATGCCAGCCGCCGCAATGCGTCCCGACTGGAACATGCACTGACGACATACTTGGAATTGAATCGCAACAAACCCGCACGCCGTAAATCGCCTGAAGAAATTCACGCGCAGCTGATTTTGATAATTGGCACGACGCTTGCAATGGTGTTTTTGATCGTGACCATTGGGATCACTTATGCGCTCATCTTTGTCACCCAGCCAATCGGGGCGCAAGCACCCAACGACGCAGCCTTTATTGATCTATTGAAAACCCTGGCAATTTTTTTGACTGGTTCGCTTGGCGGTGTGTTGGCTGGCAACGGACTGAAATCCAAGCCAAAGCCGTCAGACACGCCGACAAACACGCAAGGTTCTTGACCGCGCGCCAATCATGCGTCACCCTGAGTTCAGGTGGTAGTCCTACCGCCAAGAATCGGGAGAATTCAAAATGGTGCGTGATTTATTAGACCCGCAAACATTGGGTCGTTTGGTGCTGGTGATCATTCTTATGGTCATTTCAGCGGCTGCTGGATACGCAAAAGGCTTCAAAGAGGGCAAGCGTGAAGGCATTGCACGACGTAAGGCAATGGTTCGCCACATAGCCAATAAGGCGGTCAAGTAATGGGATTCCTGGATAACTACGAAGCAAGCCGTGAACGCCTGGAACGCTGGTTGGAAAACTTTCCGCTGGGACGCATTGAAACCCGAATTGTTGAATTTAGTGCTGAAAAGGGTTATGTGTTAGTTGAAGCAAAAGCGTTTCGAAATCATGACGACACATTGCCAGCAGGCATTGATTATGCGCACGGGTACGTTGGGGCATACCAGCAAAACATGAAACGCTGGTTTGTCGAGGACACAGTCACGAGCGCAATTATGCGCGTCCAGCAATTGGTCATGGGCGGTGCGGAACGAAGTACCAAAGAGATTATGGAACAGGTCGAACGTACACCCGCGAAAGTCGCAAACGCTGAAAAGGATTATGACTATTGGACGACAAAGTTTGGTGACGTGCCAAGTTACAAAACAGCAGCTGAAGCCGAGCAGTCTGGCATTCCTTCACTAGGTTCATCAATGGACGAAATCGCCAAGCAATTAGGCGGCGAGTTAGTGCAAGAAGCACCGCAGTGCAGCCACGGGCACATGATTTGGAAACAATCACATGACGGCGCACCAAAAACATGGGGCGGATACTTTTGCACCGAGCGCACAAAGGCAACGCAATGCACGCCGCGCTGGTACGTCTTGCGGTCAACTGGCAAATGGGAGCCACAGGTATGAGCGATTTCATCGAAATCATTTATCCGCAAACCATGACCGCCAAACTTATGGAAAATGGCGAAGTTATTGCTGAATACAAAGTCGAGCAATGCGACAAATGTTCAATGCTGACCAAGTTTGACGCCTTCGGCTACCAAAAGGGGTATGACCGCAATGAAAAGATAATCTGGTTTTGTGCGGGTTGCAGATGAAAATGCAATTAACCAGGCAAGAGGAATTTACATGTCACGAAGCCGCCTTGCATTTAGCCAGTAAAAACACAGATTATTGGCAAACCCGCGAAGGTGGTTATTCAATGGACAAATCATTGCATGATCTCATTGCCCAAGACGCACAAAGCATTGGCAGTGAATGGGTTGTTGCAAAATACTTGGGAATTGAATTTGATCCGTTTGAACAAAAGGGAAAAGTCAAAGCCGACGTGGGCAGTCATTTTGAAGTTCGCTGGACTAAGTACGTTGCCGGGCATTTAGTCGTGCACGAATACGACCGACCTAATGACGTTGCGATTCTCGTCACGGGTGAATCTCCAAACTATTTCATTGCAGGTTGGATTCCCATTGCAATGGCAAAACGTCCAAAATACCGTCACACCAAGCAACCTAATTGGTGGGTGACCCAAATTAACTTGCAGCCAATTGAGAATTTACGGAGAAGCAACTATGGACACAGTGCAGTTTGAATGCAGAAAATGCAAGAAGATCACAAAGCAGCTGATTCACAGGATTACCGACAACCTTCCCGAAGGTGTGGAAGTAATCCAATGCACGAAGTGCGAAATCATGGGGGTTGCGCAGATAGGGACTTCAAATGCCAATCTATGAGTTTGAATGCACGGTGTGCAAAATCCGTGTTGAAGTGGATAAGTCAATCCACGACGAAAACCAACCAATCTGCTGCGGGGCAAACATGAGCCGACGCTACTCAACTTTTGGCATTTCATTCAAAGGCGACGGTTGGGGTCATCAATGATTGTCGTGCTAATGGGCGCACCAGGGGCAGGGAAATCAACCTGGGTTCGAAAAAACAAATCAGGGTTTGAGTACATTTTCAACACTGAAGCCGTTCGGGTCAACCGTGAATTGGACATTGCCGCATTTATGGGTTTGCAACGCATGAAGGCAGTCAAAGCAGCTGAAGAAGGTAAATTCATCATTGCTGACGGCACACACACCATTCAAATGCATAGGCGGTTTTGGCTTAATTTGGCTGATCGCTTGTGCATTGAAACAAAATTGGTTGTCTTTGATACACCATTGCAAACATGCCTGGAAGTTCAAAACAATAGGGAATTTCCAGCACCGCGCAAGGTTGTTGTCGATCACCACCGCCGCATGCAAATGGCGAAATTACACATCAAGCGTGAAGGGTGGGGTTCAATTGAAATTATTACACGTTGAAAGTTATCCACAGGAGTTATGCACAGGGGTGCAAAAGGTGTGGGACACGCCCAACGCCATGCGTAAAGTTATTCAATCATTGACATACGCGCTACGATTCTTTCGCGAGAAGCGAACCGCGTCGGCGGTTAGTTCGCTGAAGCGCAAGAAGCGTTTGTGGGCGAGTATTGCCATTTTGGCGGTTACTTCGACAACAGGCTTACACAAAGCCAGTGCAGCTAACTATTCAATAGATCATTTGAAACTATACGCACATTCAAGGATTCTGGATTATAAAGAGTTTCAATGCTTCAATCGCATAATCACAAAGGAATCGCGTTGGTCATACACCGCCAAAAACGGTAGTCATTTCGGACTGGGTCAGATGAGATCCAAGCACTACCGTGACCTTGATCCATTTAGACAAATAGACGCAACAATCAGATACATAACAAACCGTTATCAAACACCATGTAAAGCGTGGGCATTCCACCTGGAAAGGGATTACTACTAATGGCAAGCGCACTCAAAGACAATGGTTCGACCCATTCATGGCGCAAGTTGCGTTTGAAGATCCTTCACCGAGACGGCTATTCATGCC